ATCTTCTCTTAGTTTTTCTTTCATCATTTTTAACATTCTTTTGGAAACTTGATTTCTTAAAACTTTATCTAAATTATTTTCAACTTCCTTTATTATTCTATTTAATTGTCTTTTATTAAATCCTAGCGTATTCAATTTACTCACCAACTTTTCTTTTAATCAATTTTTTCAATATTTTCAGTTTTTAAATTGTCTAATGAAAGTTCACTTAACTTTCTCATTAAATCATCTTGGCTACTATTTGTTGCTTTTTCTATTCCTATGTATACATCTTGCACAAATCTACCATATGTTAAGCAATTTTCTTGGATTTCTTTTTTAATTTTATTTATAATATTTTCTTCTTTAGAATTTAATAACAATGTAAAATCTTCTAGATTTAATTCTTGTATAGGTAAATCTGTAGCTAAATTCATATAACAAAAATCTATTATTGCATCTATTTGATAGAAATTTGTAAATTCTATTCCCACTATTAAATTGCTCATATCTTCTAACAATTGTGTATATTGCTCTACAGATAAATTAGTTATTAATTCAATATCTTTTTCTCCATATTTAATAACCATTTTGCTATTTTTCTTTGCAATTTTTATTTCTTTTTTAAATATATTTTTAAAATCTTCTAAACTTCTATTTTCTATTGTTTTTACTTCCATATTAATTCTCCAATTCCATTTATGTTTTTTTGATTTTCTTTTGAGAGCAAATATTGTCTTTTATTTCTTTATGAACTATTCCACATTTACTATCTTTTAAAAGACTACATTTTCCACCTAAATATCTTTTACAATCTATACAAGTATTTTCAAACTCATTTAAAATATTTTCATTTTCAAATATTCCAATATAGTCAACAGGTTGAATTGTAATTTCTATTCTAGGATTTTCTTTATCGTAGTTAACTTTATTAACTCTTTCACAAAGTTGTCTATCGTCTAACCAAATAACTTCGCTTCTAGTAATTGCATCTGGTAAACATTTCATATAATTATTAGCATCCATATCAGTTCTAGGAAAGTAAAAATCACAATCCATATAATAATGTTGAAATTTGTTATCTGATATTTTCCAACCTTGTTTTCTAACTTGAGTATGAATTAAATTTATAAATTCTTTTTCATATATTTTACCAGCAGGTTTTTTGTAAACTGAAATAGTTTGTCTACCATTTACTGTTAAAATCCTATAGCCTATATAATGATTAACACTAGGTGGAATAGGAGATGTAAGTTTTAATATTTGTTTAGGCATATAAGATAAGCTACTTTCTTTTATTTTTTGATTTTGTTTTATTTGTGTAAATTGTGCTATTTGTGTTATTAATATTATCTACTATTTGTGAAATTGTACTTTCTGGATTTTCTTGAATTTCTTTTGCAAGCTCTTGCTTATCTAATTCTTTTAATTCCTCAAGGGATTTTTCTTGTATTTCTTTTTTTAATTCATTAGCTCTTATTTGAACTACAGAAGAAGTGTAAGCAGTAAAGCATTCTATTGAACATCCTACAGCTTTCCATGAATTGATTTTGTCACAAGACCTACAACAATAATATTCTTTTCCACAATTTTTACATATATGATTAGGCTCTGGCATATTGTTACCAACTTTCAATTTTTTGTAAATGAAAATAGACAAGAGTTTAATCTTGTCTATTTTTCATCGAATGTTATTCTTTGTTATTCAGTATAAACTATAAACTCATACAAATCATCTGCACCAGAACAAATATCTGGTAGACAGTTAATTGAGATTTCTTGCAATGTTTGTTCAGAGCCCATTTGGATTGTATTAGCTGAACTAAATCTTCCCCTAGCAATTCTTATTGTACAATGATATTTGTTTTCGCACATATCCTGCCAAACTCCATCTATAAGTATTTCAGATGTTATACCATTTTTAGTAGCAGATACACCAATTTTACTTCCGTCTACTTCTATTGTGTAGATAAACAATAGTTTAGCACCTGCTACTAATTTAGCATTAGCTGTAGGTAGTGCAACTGTTTTAGTACCTGGTGTGTAAGCAAATTTTGTAGTATCGGCTGAACCTGCTTGTACAAAATTACTATCTATACCACCATTAGAAGTAAGAATATAAATTTCACCTATTTCAGCACCTGCTGTACCCTCTCCTGTAAATTTAGTTAAGAAAGTGCCTGCTGAAACTTCTGCTGCGGTTAGTACATGAGTTTCAGTTCTCTTTACTTGCATAGTAGCACTTGCTACCTCGCTAGAACCTTGTGTTGCTGCCATTAGTCCACCACTCAAAAGAGCAGATGTAATAGATGCAGTTACTGATTTTCTTGTAGGAATATTTTGTAGTAAACGATTTTGCTTACCAACAACTTCTCTAGTATCTTCTGTTGTTTCTAGACTTGCGTTTTGTAGCTCATCAACATACATTAATATTGCACCTGTTTGTAAGTCAATGGCTGTAACGCTGTCTAACGAAACGTTAGTCATTCCATTAATTGTTACCATGTTTATTCTCCTTTAATAATATTATATTTTACTCTAAGTTTATGAAATCTAAGTCGTTAACATTAATATCTTTTGAAGATATATTTCCTGTATAGATGCCTAGACTTAAATTATCAACTTGTTTTAGCTTAAGAATTTGTTTTAGGCTAGCTCTTAAGTCATATATAGTCAGTTTTAATGCATCTTTAAAATTATATTTAAAATTACAGTTATTTACTAATGCGAGTAAGCAACTATCAATAAAACTCTTATACTTTTGGTTTTGTTTTTTTTGTTTATTTAATTTTTTTCGGTCTCTTTCGATAATATATTTTTTAGTTCCATGGTTAGCCATTTTAATTACTTCTTTTTTAATGCCTAACATTTCACAGAATATTTCAGATAGTTTATTATATTTATTTTCGTCAATTCTTATATTGTCTTTAGTATTTAACAAGAAAACTTCTTGAGTTTCTTTGTTAACATAAATATCAAAATTAGACAAATCTGTATTAACAAAAAACATACTTGATTTTTTAGCAAGTGTATTTTTATCTAGACTTCTAAATAATAATAAAAATAATTCAAAGTCTTTTAGTGTTTCATAATCAATTTTAATATCATCTAATTCAACCATCATAGAACTGGGATTGGTTGTAAAAATTCTAACTATAGAAAAATAATCAATCTCATCTGTGTCTTTTCCAAAATCCCAAGACGCTCCACGAATTTCTTCACAAGTAGGAATTTTAACAATTAAATCATCGACTACGATTAATTCTTTGTTTAATAAACTCATGTGGAAACACAGCTCTCTATTGATTTCTCTACAGCAGAAAATGTAATTCTTTTTCCATAATGTCTATTAGTATAATATATCGATTTTAAGCTATCAAATTCCCAATTCTTAAACCCTAATCCACTAAAACCATTAAACACCCTATCAATTTCAGAACACAACAAATCCAATCTATTGCCAATTGTATTAGTTTTCATTAATTTATCGTGAACTATAATATCTAAAACTATTTGTGGTTTTCTAAATATTTTGTTTTTTATATTAAACATGGTAGGAATGTCTATTTCAACCGTAATGTAAGCTAATTCTTCTTCCGCCAATGGAATTTTTGGGTAATCAAATAAATTTACACCTATTAAATCTTCACTTTGCTCAATATTTCCGTTTAATAAATCTACAATATTTTCGTTACTTATTATTAAAGATAAGATAGTATTTTTATATTTTGGTATTTCTTTTAAATTAGCCATTGATTAAGTTCACCACCGCAATATCTATTTCGTTTGTAGAACTATCTAAATTATTACTAGCTACAAGTTTAATTGTTGTATTAACAATTGAATTTTCTAATGCTGCTTTAATTTTTATACCATCTACAGTTTGAGTTAAAGTATAATACTTTCTTAATTTTTCATCATGAACAACTAAATTCCATGTTGTTATAACATTAGCTATTGGCTCATCATCTAAATCAGTATAAGAGATTTTAAATTCTTTAGTTGAACCACCTGCTTTTATTTTACTTTCTCCTGTGTATGTTATTTTACTTTTAACTACACTTCCTTCTTCTGTAGGAATTATAGGTGTAGTAGGAGAAAAATAATCAGCTACCATTAAAGTAAAATTATCTCTATCACTTCTTTGAGTAATAGCAAAAGACAAATGTAAAAGTTTATTGGTTGTATCTAAATTAGCAACGCTTGTTGCTTCACCTAAATTATAATCCATAGAAACTCTATTTATATTTTTCAATACATAAGCATCTGGATTTTCATTTATAATATCTATTAAAAATCTTTTTTCTTTTTCTAATAAAACTGTGTCTTTGTCTAAAGGCAAATAAACTGTTAAAACTAAATCTGGATTTACAACTTGCGACATATTTTTACTATTGTTCATAAACTGTCCATACTTATCATTAAAACCATATCTAGTAATTATAGTTCCATCTGCTTTTTGCCATTTGATTAGGCAATTACACAAAAACATCTCGCCAACTTGATAAACTTCATCGTCTAAATCAACTGTAGTAACTAAGTATTTACTTCCAGAAAAATCAACGATATCTCCCACATAAACATTTTGGTCTGGGAATGTTTGGATTTTCTTTTTATTATATAAATCTGTTTTCAATACCATTAATTTTTTATCTACATTATTAATTTTTACAGTCCTACAGTTTGCAGAATTTTCTAATTTTTTATTTAATGAATTTTTTAATTCATTTATTTTTCTATCTCTAGGTGTGCTACCATTAGTATTTATAAATGTATCGTATAAATTCCAATCCAAAAGAAACACCTACTTCTTATTTAGTTGTGAAAAATTGCTAGAATATCCGTAATTTTTCATAGATTTTTTAGCATTAATTTCAACTTCATTAAAAGTGCTTCTTATTTGCAAAATTAAATTAGCAGGAGAATATTCATAGAAATCTTTAGTATTTAATCTACTCTCTAATAATTCATCAGAAAGTATAATTGGTTTCAACCAACTTATTACCATAAAATCTGTAATTATATCTATTTCTCTTTCTGTCAAATCTACATTAAATCTTTTATTAACTAAATCTAAACTCAAATCTTGTTTGCAATTAATGAACTTTGAGCAAGCTAGACGAAGATAAATAAGTAGTGTTGCTTTTTTATTGTCTAGCGTTAACTTGTTTAATTTGTAAGCTTGCACCTTAGTGAACAAAAATATTTCATATACATCATCAAAACTTGTCAAAATTTCACATCCAATCTTATGTTAGGTCATAGCCTAATATTTTTTCTAAAAGAACTATTTTCTTTCGACTATCAATTTCTCCATTTTTTACTTTTTGAATTATCATATGTCCTATGACATATTTCATAGAATTACTAATTCCTGTAAGGATTTCTTCAATTTCTTTGTCTGATTTTTCAGCTATATTAGCTAAATCTTCAAACTCAATGTGCTTAGGATAGTATCTTTCAGCTTTTAACGCTTCAATAACTTCCCTTTCCATTGTTATCCAATTGTCTATGAAAAATCTTTTTTGGTTAGAAAGCATAATTTTGAGTTCTCTAAACTCAATATCTACTGTTTCACCAAATTCATTCCATTCATATGTTGAGCCATCTTTTTTAGAAACATAAGTTAGCTTACCACAGAACAATGAAGTCACAGGAATACTTGAGTCATCAGGAATTGTTATTTTTTTTACTTTAGGGTATTTGCTCTCTGTATTTTTAATTTCTTTTTTTTCTTTATTTTCCATATTAATTCCTTTCTTTTTATAATAGGTGTGTGACCTAAAATTACACACCCATAATGGTGAACTACCAATTGGCTAAAGGCCAATTGGCTTCCTGCTCAATATATCTAATGATATAAGTATCAACAGGCTATCCCCGTAGTTCCTACGGTTTTGTATTCATCCACTAAGCTAAAGACTTAGTGGATTTCTACTTCGTTTGCTTTAAATATTAAGAGAATTTATAAACAGCGAAAGCTTCATTTACGATAACAGATGTTCCATCTTCATACGCCATAAACAATGTTTGAGACATATCTGCATTAGCCATTGGGTCTTTTGTAGTCATGTAAAATTCACCTGTTGTTACATGTTTAATTGGTTTTGTATCGCCAGCAAATATATAAATATCGTTGTTAGAGAATAAATCAGTAGTTGTACCTGGTTTGTAAAGCTGGTTCATAGCCATAACTTCTCTACCTCTAAATTTACCAACACATTTAGAATTGTAGAAATCTTCTTTACCACTATCAGAAATTGGTGTAGAATCAATTTTTGAAACTGCCTGTTCTGTACCAAGTATTTTAGCAGACATACCTGTGGTTGTTTCAAGTGCAATTATTTTAGTTAACAAGTCAGCATCAGAATAAGTACCAGCACTTGCTGTAATTAGATTAGATTGCATACCTGGAGTAGATGATGTTATGCCTGTGAAAGCAGTAGCGACATCATTTAGCTTTCTCTTAAGTATAGCTTTATTACATGCATCTACATATTCTAGCCAGTCAATTTGACCTGCCATTATTCTTTGTAATTCTTCTTCTGTTTTAATTGCTTTAACAGATGTAGGAACTGTATAATTTGTACCGCCCATCAATTTTTGTGCTCTTACAGCTTGTGTGCCAACAGATGTATCAGCTACTAAAAATTCTGTTTTATCTTGAAGTCTGAAAGATAGTAAATCTCCAACAGAACTGTCTCTAAAGTCTACTAAATTTTGGAAAAATGTATTTGACAACATATAATCTCTTGTAGTAACTTTTAAAATTTCTTCTATTAATGCAAAAGTTTCATTATAGTGTCCACGTATCATTTTTTTGAAATCAATTTTACTATCTCCACCAGCTGATTTTATTAAAGCAGCTCTCATAGCTTCCATAGCTTTATTTTTGGAAAAGGTAGATTTACCTGCTTCAAAAGTTGCATTAGGATTTTTATAAGCTTGAATGCCTACAGCAATAGCTTCTAGGCGTTCAGCATCAGTTAAAAATGTGTTCATATTTTAATTCTCCTTGTTTTTTATTTATTAAACTTCGATTGAATAAAAAGTTTTTCCGCCTAAAGTGAAAATCTCTTTTACTATACCAATTGTAGCACCTGTACCCTCTGTATCGGCAGGAACGATTTTAGTTGTAGCACCAACGCAAGCATACTGACCTACTGTTGGAGTTGCTGTAAATCCCTCTACAGTTAAAGCAAATCTATCGCCTTTTTCAAGTTGATAAACTCTTAAGTTAGCACCTGCTAGATTTCTAAATTCATCTTGGTTATAAGATGTAGCTTTATCTACGATTACTTCTGGATTATAAACTATACCAACTTGATTTAGTGTTAATGAAGTTGTAGGATTTGTTAGCGTATGTAATTCTCTCTGTCCGCTAATAAGTGCTCCAATTTGAACGATTGCACCATTTTCAAGTGCTGTTGCTGTGCCAGATGGTAGGTATCTTCCAGCTTTTAATTTGCTAGTAAGAACTTGACCTGCCATATCTTCTTTTAAAAATACTGTATAAGCCATATTAACTCTCCTTTAAAATAATTATTTAATTAAACTAAAAATTCCTCTATATCCATCATCATCAGAATTATCTATTGATGTAGATGCGAAATTTTCTTCTTTTGGTGTGTTTGCAAATGTTTCTTTTGTTTTTGATGTTTGAGTTTCTAAGCAAGTATCGGCATAACAAATTTTACATTTTATCTCTAATTCGTCTTTACTCAATTTATCAACTTCTGCTTTAATAAAAGAAAACTTTTCTTTATTACAAATATTTTCATATTTGTTTACAATTTTTTCTTTTTCTGATTTTTCTAACTCTAGAATAAAATTGTCATATTTAATTGCTTTCTCCTCGTATAAAGCAAACGAAGCTCTCTGTGTGTCCATTGCATCAATTTCTTCTTTGGTTGCATAGGTTAAAAAAACTTCAATAGTATCATCACCTAATGTAAAATTACCATCAGTTTCTGTATATGAAACTTTATAGAAATTACTAAAGCAAGTATTATCATTATTCCAACCATATATTTCATAAACAATATAGGTGTCAAAAGTCTGTATTATACACGCATATGTATCATATCCAACTTTAGGAAGTAGCGAGTTTAGCTTATTTTTCTTATCTTCATAAGCTAAGGCAAATGTTGATTTTTCTTGCGTAGGCTCTACAGGAGTTTCATTAACTACTGGTTCAACTATAGGTGTTTCTAAGTTAGATGTTGTTTTAGTATTGTCTTTTGTTGGCTCAACTATAGGTTCAAGCACAGGCTCTACTACTGGTGTCTCTAAATTAGAGTTTGTTTTTTCACTCATCTTTTCACTCTCTTTCTTCTTTTCTAGGCTCATTTGAATTTTTGCAGTAAGTTTGCTAAAATTCAAATCTAACTTTGCATTTTCATAACATGGCTCAATATCATCTTCAAGTAAACATAAAGCTTCCCATTCAAATTCAGTTATTTCAAATGCTTTGTTTTTGTCTTTTTTTCCTGTGGCTATACGAATTTCCATACTTTGATTGGTAAATTCTTTTTCTTTGATGTAATCATAACCCATCATTCTTTTCCAAATAAATACTTCTGTTCTTAAATATTTTTTAATTTCACCATTTTCTTCTTTAAATTCCACCCATTCTAATTTAGGATTAGGTGGAACAAATCCAATACCTTGAGTAAGATTAATAATATTTTCTATTTTATTTTCTTTGTTAAGAATTACAAGTTCATCATGTTCACCTATGGTATTGCTTTCTATATTATAATTAACAACAACAGGAATACCATGTATTGTTTTTAAAGAATTTTCAAAAGTTTCTTCACTTATAATAAAATCATTTCTATTTAATCCTGTATAAGCAATATCAATATAACCATAATCCATAAGTTCTGGCGAATTGTCTGCCATTTCAATATTTTCTTGGATTGTAAATTTGTTTTCTATAGTTGTTATAGACACTATTTCTCTTGACATCTTATTCACCGACCTTACATACAAAGCTTACTTGTTATGTAAGCTTTAGGATAATTGTTGTTTTCTTTTGAAAATTTACCATTGCTATCTAAAAAAATATATGTATTTTCATTCTTTTTGAAACTTGTGTTAAGTAAAATATATCCTGCTTTACTTAATTTTATATAAGTATCTTCATCTTTAGTTATAATAAATAAATCTTTACTCACTAGTATCACCGCCTGTTTCTGCGTTTGTAGGTCTGCCTGTTTGTGTAAAACTTGAAGATAAAGGAATTAATTTTTCTTTTAGTTTTAAAACTTCATCTTCTAAATAATTCATTGATTGTAAGTCGTAAGGTTCATATCCTAATAAAGCAAACAATTGTGAAATTGTAGGCAATCCATATTGTGCTGCTTTTAAGGCTTGATTAAAGTTATCATTCTTATTATAAATACTAGCATCTATAAATGTAATTTTAAATTTTTGAGTTCCACTAAGTTGTTTTAAAAATAGATTGATATTTCTTTCAACTTGTTTCATAAAACTAAACATTATGCCTTCGTCACTATTTATAGAATTTTTCATAATATCTTTATTTTGAGTGTCGCCACCAAATAATAAAGAACTTATACCCACATCATTCCAGAAATTTCTTTGAGCTTCTGCAATTTTATCGGAATTTTTATTAGCTGTTTTCTCAAATGAAAATTCATTTACTTTCATAGCACTAACAAAAGCACCAATATTATCTGGTAAAACATTACATAGAGAAGCATAATAATCTTCAATATCTTTATCTAGTAATTTATACTCGCCATTTTCATCAATAGGAATTTCTAATCCAAGAATTTTATAATTATCCATTTCAGTTTTAGATTTAGCTAAAGCTTTATAGTCTTCAATATCAAAAACACTCGTCATAGCTCCAGTAAAAGGTACTACTGGATAGGGAATATTCTCCATAAACTTTAAGCATATTTGATTATTTATATCTAATTCTTGCCATCTAGTTGCAGTTTTGTTTAAATAATCTTGATAACGCCTTATAAACTCGTCTCCAAATAATTCTAATTCATCTTTCTTAGAAGAAAAATATTCAAAATCAAAACTAAATTTATAACAATCATCAACTTTTCTACTTAATCTGCAAAAATCTGGATTTAATCTTTTAATTGTTAAACTATCTTTTGTTTGATACTTATATCCATAAAACACATCTTCAACTAAGCAATATTTAGTCATTATTCTAACTATATGTTTTATATTAAATATTTCTAGAAAATTACAAGTTTTATCATATCCAGCTGTAAAAGCTTTTTCATTCAACTTATCTCTAGAAAATTTAAATGGAGCTATAGTATATGCTAAATAATGTAAATTAGCCATATAGTTAATTAATGTTTGATATTGTAAAACAGTAACATACATATACCTACTAGCTTTTCTTAACTCTTTTTGCGAATTTTCAGAAGTAATATTTCTTATAAAACTTTCAATATTTTCTTTAGTATAAGTTTTTAATGATGAGTCTAAATAATTAAATGTACTAGCATTTAAGGGAATTAAACCGTTATCGATTAAATTAGCAAAACCAATTTTACTATTGAGAGCTTTTTTATCATATGCATAAATATTATATTTACTACCTGTTGGTGAAAATCCACTAACTAGTCTACTAGGATTTATTTTTTTTTCTTTTTCTTTGGAAAGTTTTTGTGGCACAATCTCACCAACTTTCTATGTCGTTATTTTCTTAATTTTGGTTGTCTAAACAATAACTCTCTTTTCTCTTTTTTTTCTTCTCTATTTCTTCTAATTTTTTTGTCTCCAAGTAAAAAATCACAAAAGAAATTAGCATAAGCAAGAGAAGAATATCTATCTTTTCTAGCTGTTGAACTTTCTTTGATTTTCAATAAATTACCATCTACAGTTCCATTTAATCCTAATAATTCATTCTGTAACAAAGTTGTTTGAATGTATGGCAGTTTTAAAATTAACTTTTGACTTTCATTTAGTTTTTGATATTCTTTGTTATTTTGCATTAATTCATCGAAAGCTTTTTCGGTAAGTGGTAATTTTAAAATATTGGAATTTATTGCATCTTTTAATTTAAAAGCATAATTAGAGTTAGCAGCTGGAGTTGTATCTACAGCATAAATATTTTTTACAGGAAACCTATTACTACCTAAATATTTATCTGCTATAACTTGATTATTCATACAGTTTGTAGCATAGTAAGTTTCACCTGTTTTTTCATCGATTATATCTTCTAGTAAATAGTCTAATATACCATTGCCAACACCATTTTTATCTATTGCAATATAATCTATTTCCAATTGTTTTTCTAATTGTCTAACTTTCAAAGCTTGAAGTTTTCCATGTTTGCCATCGAAATTTTCAAGATAAATTACTTTCTTTTGAATTTTATTTTTATTCTTTTTAAATTCAATTACAGTAATTGATGAAGCATCGTTTTTATTTTTCTTATCTTTTTTTGCTGCCATAACTGCTATATCTATAGCAAGAACTCTAAAGCTATCTTTTTCTTTTTCTAAAACTTTTATAGCTTTACCAACATATTTTATATCTTTATAAACATAAGCAATATCAGTAGAATTTCTACAGCTTACAATTTCATCATATTGGAAGAAAGCGTCTTTACCTTGTCCAAACCATTTTGTTTCCATTTCCATTTCAAAAACAACTTGGTTAAAAGTACT